AACTTTCATCGGCAGAGTATGTCGATTACGGACGTGGAGCGGAATTAAGACTAAGTGGTGATAATCATCATTTAGCATCTGCAGTGAAGCGTTTAGAAAATCAATGAAGTTTATAGAATTTTATTGATTTTTGTTACTATTAAAACGACAAGTTCCAGAACACGAGAAGAGAGTTGATTATCAAATCTAAATAGATTTGGCTATCACCTAAATCGTCGCTTACTTTAGCGGGGCATCTGGCAACTTTCAGAAAAGCCCCGCTTTTTCATGGAGAATTATCAAATGAATAACTTATACGTTCTTTCTTTAGTCAATAATGATGTAATCATCTCTCAAGTTTTTATAAAGAATGAAGAATTTTCACAAAAAACAGAAGTATGTTTAATTCAACCTTTTCTAATTAAAGGAGAGTATTTAACTCCTTATTGGTCTGAATATACACAACAAACTGATTTTTATTTACAACCAACAAAGATTGTTACAATGATGAAACCAAAACCCGAACTGAAAGAAAAATATGAAAATCTAGTAAAATGAGATTTTATACGAGTGTTAAAAAGTTAGGAAATTATCTATATGTTAGAGGTTATGAAGATGGAATAAGATTTAAAGACAGAATTGAATACCAACCTTCTCTTTTCATAAAATCTAAAGAACCTTCTCAGTATAAGACATTACAAGGAGAGTATCTCAAAGAAATTAAACCAGGAAACATGAGAGATACTTTTAAGTTTATTGAAAGATACAAAGACGTAGATAACTTTGAAATCTTTGGTGATATTTCTCCAGTCAATCAATACATCTCAGACAATTATCCAGAAGAAACTATTGATTTTGACATCAATAAAATCAAAATCTATGTTATAGACATTGAGACAACTTCAACTTATGGATTTCCCAATGTTGAACAAGTAAGAGAAGAAATCCTTCTTATTACGATTCAAGATTTTACCACAAAGAAAACTTACACTTGGGGTTCAAGACCCTTTTCGGAAAAAGTTAAAAACAACACGTATTTCGAGTGCTCTAATGAAATTGACCTTTTAGATAAGTTTCTAAGATTTTGGGAGTCTGACCCTCCTGATGTTATTACAGGATTCAACTGTGAGTTTTTCGATATTCCATATTTACTTCGTCGAATTGCAACAGTTATGTCTGAGGCTGATGCAAAACGATTCTCCATCTGGAAATCACTTAGAGAACGAAAAGTCTTAGTAGAAAAAACAAATAGAGAAGAATATGTCTACGATGTTGCAGGAATTTCATGTCTTGACTTTTTAGCTCTCTTTAAGAAGTTCAGTGGTAGAAAGTTAGAGAACAATAGACTAGAAACTATTTCACAAGAGATTCTAGGAGAAACAAAACTAGACCACTCTCAATATGAAACCTTTGCCGAATTTTATACAAAAGACTTCAATACATTCACTCGTTATAATATTGTTGACTGCGAGCTTATTAGTAAACTTGAAGACCATTTAGGACTTATAGGTTTGGCCATCGCAATGGCTTTTGATTCGAGAGTTAATTTTGAAGATGTATTTTTTCAGAGTAGAATGTGGGATTCCATTATCTATAATTTCCTAAGACGAGAAAACATCTGTATTCCACAACGTAAAGAAGTTATTCGTAAGACAGAAAAGTTCAAAGGTGCTTATGTTAAACCAACTCTTACTGGAAAATTCAATTATGTTGTAACATATGACGTAAACTCTCTATATCCATCCATTATTCGCACTTGCAATATCAGTCCAGAAACTTTAATACCTCAAAGAAATCTTGATATTTCGATTGAATCTATTCTCTCTGGAGATTTTATTAACACTATGGATTATAGTGTATGTGCAAATGGTTCAATGTATTCTAGGTCTTTTCAAGGGTTTCTTCCAAAGATTATGGAAAAGCTCTATAACGATAGAGCAAGATATAAAAAAATGATGTTGACTGCAAAGACTGAGTACGAAAAAAAACCGTCAGACGAAGTTAAGAAAAAAATTACTGTTTACAACAACTATCAGAATGTTAAGAAAACTTGTCTTAACTCAGCTTTTGGTACATTAGGTTGTGAGTTCTTTAGATATTACGACTTAAGAAATGCAGAGGCTATTACATATACAGGACAAGCCATCATCAGATGGTTAGAACAAAGAATGAATGCTTTTCTTAATAAGGTTGCAGGAACAGAGAATTTTGATTTTGTGATTGCAATGGATACTGACTCTGTGATGATTAATTTTGAACCAGTCATTATCAAAATCTTTGGTGATAAAAAAGTGGAGACTTCTAAAGTAATTGACTTCATGGATAAAGTGTGCTCCACAAAGGTTCAAGAATGTATTGATGAATCCTTTTCTCAGATTTGTGATACTTTAGGAACCTTTGAGCGACAGCTAAATATGAAGAGAGAAAAACTCTGCTCTTCTGGACTATGGGTTGCCAAGAAAAATTACATCATGAATGTCTGGGATAATGAAGGTGTAAGATACTCAGTTCCGCAAATCGTCATCTCAGGAATTTCAGCCATTAAGTCCTCTACACCAGCATACTGTAGAGGAAGAATCCGAGAAGGTATTGAAATAATTCTAAATGGGGAGAATGATGATATTATAGCTTTTATTGAACAATGTAAGAAAGAGTTCTTTAAGTTATCTCCAGAAGAAGTTTCCTTTCCCAAAGGAGTTAGTAACGTTAGTAAATATGCTATAGGGAAAAATGGATTTGTAAAAGGTACTCCAATTCAATCTAGGGCATCTTTAATTTACAATCGCTACATAAAAGAAAATAGTCTTGAGATGAAGTACCCTCTCATCAATGACGGAGAAAAAATAAAGTTCTGCTATCTTAGACTACCTAATCCAATCAATCAAGATGTTATAGGTTTTATACAAAGATTTCCAGATGATTTTGGTCTTTCTAAATTTGTTGATTACAATATACAATTTGAAAAGACATTCATCTCACCTTTAAAGGCTATTTTAGATGTCATTGGTTGGAACACAAAAAAAGTAAACACACTCGACGATTTTTTTGGATAATATGGACGACTTTTTAAAAAGCTTAATTAAAGAAGCTGGTGGAGAATTAGCAGCTAAAATCAATGAAGAAGAGGCTTATGTAGATACGGGCTCATTTATTTTGAATGCTCTAGTTTCAGGTAGTATTTTTGGGGGTATCTCTCAAAAAAGAATCACTGGTCTTGCTGCACCCGAATCTTGTGGTAAAACCTTTGTGGCTCTTTCAACAGTAAAGAATTTTCTTATTGCAAATCCTGATGGTTATTGTCTTTATTTTGATACAGAATTTGCAGTTAATAAGTCAATGCTAAAAGAAAAAGGTATTGATGACAGTCGAGTTGTTATTATTCAAGTAGTGACAATCGAAGATTTTCGGGCTAAGGCTCTTAAGGCTGTAGAGCTTTATCTTAAAACAGAAGAGTCTAAACGAAAACCATGCTTCTTTGTCTTAGATTCTTTGGGTATGTTATCTACCAATAAAGAAATCACTGATACTCTTGCTGAAAAAGATACAAGAGATATGACAAAAGCTCAATTAACTAAAGGAGCTTTTAGAATGCTAACTCTTAAGTTAGGACAAGCAGGAATTCCTATGATTGTTAATAATCATTTGTATGATTCTATGTCCATGTATTCTCCTAAAGAGATGGCGGCGGGCTGTCTAGTTGCAGGAACAGAAATACAAACTAAAAAAGGAAACGTTCCGATAGAACTCGTTCAAGTTGATGACCTTGTTCTCACCAAAGAAGGTGAATGGCGTAAAGTCTTACAAACTCATAAATTTACAAATAAGGAGATTCTTGAGATTGAATTTGAAGATGAAACAAAAGTTTCTTGCACACCTGAGCATAAATTTTACGTTGATGGTGAATGGGTTGAAGCTCGGAATCTTTCAGCTAACGTTTTGGTAGAAGTATTTGAAACTGAAAGTCTTAAAATTCTTACCATCACAAAAAAAGAAAATTCGGAAGTATTCGACATTTCAGTTGATGAATATGAAAACTACATTCTAGCTAATGGTGTTATCACACATAATTCAGGCTTAAAGTATTCAGCATCCACAATTCTTTATGCATCTAAGTCAAAAGAAAAAGAAGGAACTGAAGTTGTTGGAGTAATTCTCAAGTTCAAAGTAGTTAAATCAAGACTCTCACGAGAAAACAGAGAGGTTGAAGTAAGACTCTTCTATGATGAAAGAGGTCTCGACCGCTATTATGGGTTACTTCCACTTGCTGTTGAAGGTGGAATCATCGAAAGAAGTGGAAATCGTTATATCTTTGGAGATAATAAATTCTATGAAAAGGAAATTATGAAAAACCCTGAAAGATTCTTCACTCCAGAAATTTTAGAGCAAATTGATAAGTACGCCAATAAAAAGTTCAAGTATGGCTCTTCAGGAGCATCAGACTTGTTTGAAG